TTCGGCAAGCGGGAGCATATGTATCGCTGCAAGCCAAATCAAGTGATTACCGCGGTGGACTTGATTTCTACCGGTGACTTTTCGCGCAAGGGGCTTCCCGAAACGGTTGACCCGCGCAAGGTCAAGATGCGTTACATCGCCGAGCAGATGAACCTGCATCTTGATGATGTGTGGGCTGGGCGCTTTTTTAATCCCGACAGCTGGACTACCGTGTACTCGGGCACCGACGCTGCCCCCACTGCCGGTGAGTTCTATCATTTCGACAACGAGAATTTCGACCCGGTGAGGTTTTTCGGCGACATCTCCACTACCATGCTGCGCAGAGGGCTGCGCAAACCCAACAAGATGTGTCTGGGTGTGAATGCGTTTAACGCTTTGCGCAACAACCCGGCAGTGTTTGAGCGTATTAAGTATCAGGGGAGTGCTGCGAATCCCGCCAACGTCACTGCTGAGGTTTTAGCGCAGCTGTTCGGGCTGAGTGAGGTTGTTGTGGCCGAGTCGGTAGTCAACCGCGCTGTTATTGGTGCTGCGGATGACATGCAGTTCATCTGCAACCCCGATGACGCTTTGCTGGTGTATGCCACAGACGTTCCCGCCATTGACGAACCGTCTGCCGGGTACACATTCGCGTGGGACATGCTGGGTGATGGGAATTATCTGGCTGTTCAGCAATATCTGGGAGACCCTGCGACGCATACTGAGTTCTGTGAAGGGCTGATGTGTACGGACGCGCGGGTTGTTTGTCGGGATTTGGGGGTTTACCTTATGTCCGCTGCGCGGACAATTGACAATTGACAATTGACAGTTTTGGAGTCCGCTGCGCGAACGGCTATGAATACAGCTTCTTAATTGTTCATTGTTAATTTTAAAAAAACGCTTGACATTTTGGGATGGATGTGGTATAATGATTTACAGAGTGATGAAGCCTATTGTTTCACGCAAGGCGAAACCGCCGGGAGGTTACTGGTCCCGGCGGTTTCTTTGTGGGCTAGTCATTGAGCTTTTCGCGGGACTTGCGGGCGCTTAGCCACTTGCACAATATGTTACCGATAACTTGTGCCGCAACGCTCACAATTAGAGTGATAAAGTGTCCCATTATTTCACCTCCTCCCTGTCGGGGGGAGCCAACGACTCTTCTATTATAGCATGTTTTGTCGAATTTTGCAATACCAATCAGCGATTTACAGAGGAATAATCATGAATATGACTTACACTTATAACCCCGAACTCATAAATGAGTTCGGGGTCAATCGTATGCGCTTTGAGTTGGGAGACACTCTCGTTGAGGGGGGGGCAGATACGTCTGCGCTTTCTGATGAGGAGTATTTGGCTATGATTGCTGAGTTCTCGCGGTGGGAGGTTGCGCGGCTTAGGTTGCTGCGGGCGATTGTTCACAAGCTGTCCTACCAAGTCGACACACGGGTGGATACTTTGAGTTATTCCCTGTCCGACAGGGCGCGGGCGTTTAGGGAGCTGTATGACAAGCTCAAAGAGGAGTACACTCTAGCTCATGGTAAGCCATGGATACAAGCGTTAGACGCTTGACCCAATGCCCGACAACCCCTATACCGAAGGGCAACAACAGCTCGGGGGCGCTGCCTTGGATTTCTTTGCTGAGAAAAATTTTTCAACTTTTTTTGGAAAAAGTCTTGACAAATGGAAAATGGTGTGGTATAGTGTAACTATAATTTTCTTGAAATTCTTTGTTTTTGTGTGAATTTCCCACTTTATCAAATTTCCACATGAACAACCGCCGAGTTTTTTTCTCGGCGGATTCTTTTTGTCTTGTCGTGTTTTTAGAGCGATAAATCCGAGTGGCTGCCTGTTTCTGAGAGGACTAGGGTTAGGATGTTTTCTTCGATTTTGTAGATAAGAATCCAGTCGGGCTGGATATGACAGTCCCGGTAGCCTTTTCTGTTGCCGGACAGGGCATGGTCGCGGTATTTTGGTTCTAGCGTTTCGCCGCAGGCCAGCCTCTCGACAACCGCTTCAAGAAGCGACAAGTTACGCCCGCGCCTAGCCATACGCCGCAGGTCTTTCTTGAACTGGGTGGTGGGGAGTCTTTCATATTTTGGCTTATTCGGCTTATTCGTCATCGTCGTCATCGTCGTCATCGTCCTCTGCCATTATATCTGCAATCATTTCTTTGTAGCAGCTGTAGGTTTTTGTGTTGGGGTCGTTGATTTCACGTTCTACTGCGTCAAAGTCGAAGTTCGAGTAGTCGTGGACGTAGCCGTATTCGCAGATATATGAGCCTTTACCGTCATTCAGTTCCAGCGGCAGACATGCCCTCAGTTCGGGCGGAAGCCCTTCCTCAGTGCGGACTTGGTCTAGCATTAAGGCTATATATTGGTTGATTGTTATTGTGCTTTTTTCGGTGTTATTCATGTTAGTCTAGGTTCCTTTCACAGGTTTTACTGATTACAGTATAGCACATATTGCCGTTATTGTCAACAAAGGGGAAAATAGTTTATGTTTTCAGGGAACGTTATGTTTGTCCCGGGGCAAGGAATCCGGGAGTTTACGGTTTGGCGGCGGTCTATGCGCTCTACAGAAACGGGGCGGGAGGGATTGTCCGGGGAGCTGGCACAAATCGGCACCGTCCGTGGGACGTTTAGTTACGCCTCCCCCGAACAAATCCAAAAGCACCGGCAGCTGCAGCATCCCGTTTTGCACAGGATTGTCTGTAGACCAAAAGACATCCGGCTTGCAGCCCCCGCCGAAGGCGGCACGCCAGCGGAGGCTCTCCGCCCGGGGGACGTGTTTGAGATGGCGGAGGACCTCCGCAGGTTCACAGTTAGGAAAGAGGCTTATGATATTGGGGATTTAGGTCACTGGGTTGTGTTCTTTGTGGAAGAGGGTTCTTGACAAGGTTTGATTTGTGTGTTATAATATAGTTGCCAGTAACCGAAAGGGGAAAGGATATGACTGATGTTATGACTGATAAGCAAATGGAGTTTATAGCCAACCTCATTGCAGACAAGTTTGATAAATGTCTGACGATTGAAGAGGTTAAAAAGGAAGTGCACAACGTTCGCTGTATGGTAAGCAAGGAGAGAGAGAACTTCAGAACACGTCCAATAGCCTGAGCAAGCCAAATTTCGGCGAATTTTTCGCCCTGCTGCGTTAAAATTTTCCGCAAGGCACAAAGCATTACGAAAAATTTTGCCTTGCAGGACAAAAAATTCACTCGAAATTTGACTTGCTCAGGCTATTGGACGTGTTCTGACGCTCATATCACAGAAAAGCGCATGAGGAAAAACTGAATGTTTCAAAAATTACTTGTCAGGCAGGTTCGGGAGGCGCTCCCTGACCTGCCGTTTTACTACGAAAAAGCTCCGCGGGACTGCAACGTCTATCCCCGCGCGGACTTCTCGGTTGACTTTACGGGAGCAAACGGTACACTGACCGTCAACATCTGGTGCAACGCCGAATCTGAGGCGATGCCGGAGGACTTGGCGCCGCAGTTCATCGAACTCATTCACGGAACAGTCTATTCAGTTAATAGTGAACAGTTAATAGGGAATAATGAACGTCCTGTTGAAAGTTTTGCTTGTTTTTATCGTGAGCATACACCGTTCCCGTTTGAGCGTGACCCTAATCGGGGGAATGATAGTGTTCCGGAGATGTTCGGGGCTGTGCTGCGGTTTGATGTTGTGGGGCTACTGCGCAGTGAGTGTGCGCCTATTCGGGGGTTGAATGCTTGGACTAAGCGCCGCGCTCCTGAAGCATTGGTAATTCATTATGACGAGTTTCCGGGGACCGGCGGCGAAGCCGCGCAAAACAGCCCATGGCTGCAGGGAGGGCGGTGGATTCACTGGGGGATTGAGAAAATCCACACTGACGACGTACAGTCGTACGCTGTCACCTGGTACACCGGGGACTTTAGGGCGATTGGCTTCAATGTAGACATGCGCGAGCTGATGGAATGGATGCAGCTTCACGGGGAGGTACTGATGGAAGACCGCAGCCCTGTTCTGGTGAGGGAGGTTGTTATTCATGAAGGCAGTATTGCCCTGATAGGGAAATATGGCGTTGATGAGGCGGCGCGGAAGGAGTATCATGGTGGGGTGCTTTGGAATGTTCATGGACTTGACGAACAGTTGTTAATT